GGTGAAGCACCTAAAGCATCAAATATAACGCCCGTGCTTGGGTCCATCACCAAGCCGCATAGCACATCTGAAATACCTGTAATGGGCGTGGCTGAAATAAACCCTAAAATAAAACTATTCCCCGTACCTGTCTGAGCTTGAAAGGTTGTTTCAATATGAACAATTGATGATTGACTTGTAAACCCAAAGGCAGAATCAACAACAATCGGCGTATTATTAATTGAAGTTCCTGCTGTATTTATGCCGGTAATATTATTACCAACAACATTCGTAGTTTGGCCCCCCGTGATAATAGTGGGCGTATAGGTAGGTGATGCACAAAAAGTAGGGCCACCCTCATCCTGAATGTCATCATCACCAGCACCTAAGAAGGAATTCACTTTAATATACCTTTCTTTTGAAATAGACATTCAAGCAACCTCTAAGTCATCGATAACTGATACGGCATACAAAGCAGATGACGCGGAATTGGTTCCGCTTCCATCACCTGCCCAATACAAAACTTGTGAGTTAGTGCTACTAACAGGGCAAACAACCTGCGAAATTGTTTCCCCTAAAAACTGACTGGCCCCAATATCTAAAAAGCTCCTAAAGGTTATATCTGCCGTTTGAACACCAAAAGGCCCAGTGTCCTGATCTGGGTGATTTAATTTAAAGCTGCAAGATGCACCAAAAGAACCCACCTCGATCATGGCTCCATAAATTGATGTCCTTAATTTTCTGTTAGCAGGACACGGAACATTTGGAATTGGTGTTGTTGAAATGTTAGAAATATCAACAACATTACCTGAAAAGTATTCGACAGCTTCAAGATAAAAATACTCTCTGTTATTTCCAGTGCCTACCCAATTATAAATATTTGAGGCTCCGTTTGTTTGAACATCACCAACCCTGCGATAATAAACAAACCCAACACCCGCAGCGGTTAACAGGTTTGCAGCCGTATCGGACGTGTCAAATCCTGAATAAACGGTTGATCCGTTGGATATTACAAAAACACGATAAGAACTATCAGCCACCAAAGGAACGCCAGCAGGCAAACCGCCAGTTTCCATGATGGGATTATCAGGAGCCCAAACAGCATCAATTTGCTTGGTTATTTGATTTGGAAAATCAATAAATGCAACATTATCCCAATCCATTATGCTACCAGGAAATATATCTATATCGTTAGCCGAATCCGTTATATTGTTTTGAAGCTCTAAGCCAGAAACATAAGCCTTTCCCAATGGAGGATTATTTATTGATGTCGATGGAGAAACCCTCAAATCCTCAACATCAATAATTCCAGAAACATCCGTTTCAATCCTCCATATAATTAACTGACTAGGCCCAACGGTCCCAGATGTAAATCCAATTAGGTTTGTTGATGAATCAATAAAAACAGAAACTATCGAGCTTGAGGGAATGGTTAAAACTGACGCTGCAACACTTACCGTTTGGGAATTATTTATATATCTACCAGCACCAACAGCAAATTCAAAATCAGTTGATTCATTTTTAATCTCTCGATTGAATGATTGTCCTCTAGGCATATCGGTAAAATCACTAGCAATAACCCAATCACTTGGATTTGCATCTGGATCACCAGTGTTAGAGGTTATTAATGATTCATATATCTCACCATCAACCCATAAAACTTTCGCGTTTTTTGCATAAGGGAATGGAACCGCATCATTTTGGGCGGGTGTAATAAATGGATAAATACCAAATGTTTGCCACTCATTGAGATTTTCCGTTATATCTTTATAAAGTGCGTTTGATTCTTCTCTTGGGACATCCTTGGCATTAATTGGATCGACGGTTTTATCAATCTCATAATCTGAACCAAAACCCTGCTCATAGCTAACACTTCCATCGATCTGATCCTCATCAGGAATTGTCGTTGTATCCCCACCAGTTGCCCAAGGAATTCTGAAAAATTTGCTCATTTTATAGCCCCACTATTGTATGAGAAACGCCCGATGGCGTTGGTACAACATTTAGATTTTCCATAACAAATTCCACCCAAGGAGGAATTACAAAATCAAAATTATAAACAATGGTCATATCCTGATTATCAATAACCCAAACATCACCTAAAGCGCCAAAAGCATTAACTAAAATTTGATTAATCTCTGGTACTGTTCCGCTAGAAACTAAATATTGGTATCTCATTTTTAAAACAAGCCTACGTTGCTCCACGCTAAGGAACTGGGCACCAGTACCTGAAATATTGAAATTGCCATTATTAAAGTTTTCTCTAAACTCCCCAAAACCCCATCCCTCTTTGTTAGGATTAACGATTGGCTCATTTATCAGCAACGGCACATCGAGAATTATGGCCCACACTGCAAGACCAAACTCATTAGAACTGTCAATATTAAAAACATCGGCAATCCAATTATTCCAAAATGTTTCATGGTTTTCATCTAAAAAATATTGTTTATTTTGAATCCATGCAATCAGTCTTTCGGCAGAATCATATTGCCAAAGTACATTCCTCATAAGATTAATTGAAAAATCAAAAGTTTGAATATTCATTAAACAATTACCACCGATATATCGGATGTCGTAATGCTTGCTTGCTGGAATATTTCTATAGGGAAAACATTTGTGGCTGGTGTTCCGCTGGCAACACTATCTACCTCTACTTTTCTAACAAATAAACCGGGGTTTTCTTGGTTTACGGCACCGCCAAGCTCAAATGGAGAAACAGAAGCCCCCACAACAAAACCACCTTCACCCTCTATTAGCCCATTCGCATAATCAACAATCGATTGTTTAACGGCGGTTTCTGCATCCACAATAGCGGTTCCAACACTAACCTCAACCACGGCCTCCATTGGTACATCCACCGGCCTATCAAATTTAACATCGTAAGATTGGCCGGTTATCTCATCAACCGTTGGAACAACTACTGCTCCCGTCCATCCGGTGCCGCCTGTTTTTGATTTAAGTAGTGCGGCGGCAACATCCGCATCCGTACCACCAGAAACGCAAACATAAATGGAATTCGCCTCTATAAATTTTCCATCAATCAAAGCGCCCGAGGACGTATTATTTTCCCTGTAAGCCAATGACGTAACATTATCAACAGCTCTAACATTAGACGAAACAGCCTCCGACAATGAGCGACCTTGAAGTGCCAGAGTTTGCTTTCTCCTTAATCTCGCCGCTTGATCTTTTTCCTGATCTCTTCCGGTTGTTCCGGCCACTGTATTGTTTATTGTCTCCCAACCCAAAACGGCGGTGACTATTTCAGAAAGCTCACCAATACCAACTTGAATTTCCCCATCTTCAATTGATTGAAAACTTCCAGAACCATTTCCACTACCATCGAGATTTATAACGGCGGTTGATTCAAAAATATCACCATTAACTGTTTTTGCCTGACTTCCTGCAGGTATGACGGTTAGAGGCTCCCCTGTTACATCTGGTGGTGTTAAAAAGGTTGTTGGTAATCCCCCTAATCTCTCACCGTCTGTAAGAGCAAATATTGCATCAAGAAACAATCCCTCTGATAAATTAGGGTTAATTTGATTCGCTAGATCGGCATTATTTCTAGCCAAGCCATCTCTTTGGTCGATTTCTGCACCTATGATAACGCCTTCGGGTGATTCTGGATCAATAACAAAATCCACCCCAAAAATAGCCTTGTACTCGTTTTCAACATCCTCTTGGGTGGTAGCGGTATCTGGGACAATGATTCCTGTTTCTGTAATGTAATTATATGGCATTATATTGTTCCGCTTATTGGGGCTGTTCCATAGATCGTTTTAATGGTCGCCTCATATATAATTGTGTTATTAATAAATCGAACGTCAAAATTAGGAACGTCCTCAACATCAGGAACCGACTCAAGGGCTATTCTGGACTTAAATTCGAACTCAATCAAATTAGGTGAATTACCAAAAACACCGTTTTGATCAAAACTCAAAATCCCTCGATTAATATCGCGCACTAACTCGCCTTTTCTGATAGTGATAATCTGTTCGCATAATTGAATTACAGCGGCCAATTCGGTGAATATAGCCAAGTGGCTGTCCTGACCCAAAAACCAATCGTTGTTTTCATCTGTTCCAATTACTTGTGTCATTCTTAACTCGCCGTATGCTTTGTTGATGCGCTTGTAATGACTCCAGGAACTGTTACTGGGGACGGGTTAGGGACTCCGGCTGTAGCAGAAACCAAAAAAGTTCCAGACGGTATTGTAACCTCAACCTCGTCACCCTCTCGGGCTATAAAAGGACCACCAGAGCCAAGATTTACATTTACACCAATATTCACCTCGCTAGCCGCCTCAATATCAACAACATGATCGCATATAATTTTTATTCTATCATCTTTGAAGGCGACACGCTTTTTACCATCAATGGCTTGAATTACAAAATGCTCGCCGTTTTCAACCTCATATCCTCGCATTACATCAGGAATAAATACAGCATCCGAAAATTTATGTCTTCTTTTGGTGTTGGGCCCACTTTCCTCGTAACTTTGAAGAAAAAGAGAAATATCCCGATCATTGGCTTTTATCCATCCCAGATCACCAGCGGATATATTGTTGAAATTAATTACATAACCACCACCGCCCAATTGAAATACAGGCAAGCTTTCAATGGATTCCCTTTCGATTAATTCCCCTGTTTGAGATTTTAAAATCTTAATTAATGGTTTTACCTTTACGCGAGCGGGTGGTCCAGCTTCAAAAGCCTGAACCATGCAAGGCAACATATCATCAACACCGCCAATAAATTTAGGTAATATTTCAGCCAACATCCCAGACAAATCACCTTCATTTGCTGGATTTCTGCTAGGTGCTACATTATCAGCCATTCTTACCTCTCGGTCTTTGTGCGGATGCGATATAATAAAAAGGCGTATCTCTATTTGCCAAATCAAATTCTAAGCTATAGATAGTATATACGCCATTCGCGCCAGGATAAATTTCGCTATCAAGCTCAATTTGAGTACCAACTTTTGTGACATTATCCACAAAAAACTTTACCTTTATGCCAAAATCAATAAATTCAGGAATTCCCACCATTCCGGTGTCTTTGCTTACCAATCTTCGACTATTTGGTAATGGTTCTCCGCGATCTGAAACCACCAAAGTGTCATCATCTAAATAGGCGTAAACATCACCGTATTGATATATTTCATTGATTTGTTTTTCAACCGCACCGGAAAAACTGTAATTGCTGATTTGCTTATCAGTAGCCACAAAATTAAGACCCACCCCCAAGTCATCTGCTATTTGTTGGGCAATATTTGAAAATTTGGTAATACTGGGAGCCGTTCTCGATACGATGTTGCCTTTCTCGAATTGACCGGTTAAAGCTTTAATAATGACGGTAATATCTGGTGGCTGTGTAGCCGATACCTCGACGATATCACCACGATACACCACAAACGTACCGTAAGATTCTCGACCAGCCTCTACGCGAATACTCGACCTTTTTCGAAGACTCAGGCGATTAAATGGCGAGCCCTCCGTCAAAAGAAAATCACGAGTCTTTTTGTCGATATTCGAAATGGTTATTTCACAGCTATTTTGAAGATAGGAACCGCTTTTTGTACCCTTTGCGGTGATAGCTAGGTCTTTATAGACGTATTCCTGACCATCAATAGTAATGACCGTTTGGAGTAATCGTTTATCAAGACTCACGAGCGGCCTCCATTTCTGCCGCTGTCAAATAAACCAGAAACTGCGTGATCCCATAATTTTCGTAATATGGAATTTGCTGGTTTGGGGTATCGAATATAAAATTACCCCCTATTCCTTCCATGTATTCATACGGCAATAAAGGTGTTCCACCAACCGCCCTGACGTTTTCAATAATCATGGCATCATTAATAGAAACGGTAGCTAATGCGCTGGTTGCGGTTGATTTCAAGGCGATATCGTAACGAACATTTTCCAGATTAATAGAAAATTCTTCATTTGGGATAGACTGTATAGGTACAATTAAACTCATTGAAGATAACCTGAAATGGAATCAAAGGCTCTAGCCGCAATGCTGGATTGTGGTGTTTGAGGGCTTTGAACGCCTAAATTACTGGTAGATGACTGATAAGGATCGGTCACATCCTCCACGGTGAGATTTACAATCACCAAGGATACAAACTGAGTTTCCAATAATTTCAATTCAACGTCGATAGCCTCGAACATTTCGGGATTTTCATCGTGAGGCAAAGCCTGAATAATTAAATTATCAAATCTTCCCGCCCGAGTTTGAACACTTAGTAAGTCGGCATTTCTAAACGATTGCGATATCTGAGCATAAACATCCCGAAGTCTTTTTTGGCTGAAACCAAAAAATGCGGATTGGTTTTTTAAAAATAAAATCAAACTAATTTCGGTCTGAAGAATTACCCGATGATCCGTAATCTCAACACTGGTTTCAAGGGGGTGAGTGAACGCCTTGGCTCTTTGAGAAACGCTTGCTCTCATTGGTACACCGTCAGCAAAAACCTGTTCGCCGCTTTGATTGTAAATAGCAACCACATCCGTTGAAAAACGGTTGATTATTTCACCGGCAACATCCGTCAAAACACTCATGCTTCCACCCCATCGTCAAAACTATTAATGGCGCCCTGAATCTGACTACTCAATTGCTGTTTAAAGTCTTTGGCAATTCCTTGTGAATCGGTAGCTTGTGTCTGGATAGTAACATCACCAATGCTTATGGTTCGCCCACCTTGATTTATTGTGGAGTTAGCAATACTCCCAGACGTTTGTGCAGCCAGAGGAAAGCTCGAAGCCTCCCCTAATAGTTGAGCTCCTCTTTGTAGAAAATCCCCCTCTACACCGTCAGGTGATAACGGGTCAAGACTTGAAATAAATTTAATAACCTTATTATCTTTGAACATGTTTTCGATATCGGCAATCCAACCTTTTATTTGCTCGGAAATAATATCGCCTATCTCTTTGAAAAATTCTTTTAGGTCTTCCCATTTTTTCATTACTCGACCGATAATAGAATCATTTCCTTTTTGGAAATTTACAATATCGTCATATAGCAAACCAAACGCCGTACCAACCAGGGCAAGAATTCCTATCGCTAACAAAAATGGAAGCATAGCAAGCAAGGTGGCTCTAGCGGCATTCGCCATAGCTGGCAAATAATAAGCTGTAATAACCGAGGCAATAGAGATAAAAAATCCCGCTATAAAATCCTTGTTTTCTCGAATCCAAACGCCTACATCGGTCATTATATCTAAAAAACCTTTTATGGCCGGTGAAGCCGCCAAAAGCAATTCTCTCGCCAATGTTCCAAATATTTGGTTCGTATCGCTTAAGCTTTCATTAAGTTCTGCCGCAATTTTCGCCTGTTCTTTGGTTATCACCCCCAAGGACTTCTGGCGCTTGACCATTAAATCAACCTCCCTCCTTCCTTTCTGCAATAACATTATGGTCCCTTCATCGAACCCCATTTTTTTACCTAATGCGGCGGATTCCGCTTTGCTCAAGTTCTCGAATGCGGAGGCTATTTCTGGAAGAACCTGAAAAACATCACGAGCCTTTCCGTTGGCGTCGAGTGCGGAAATTCCAAGTAAATTAAAAAACGGGATAATTGAACTGGTTCCGACCAGTGAGGTTTCTACCAATTGCTCATTAAGAGATTCAACGGAAGAGGTGAATGCTTGAATATCGCCACCAGCCCGAATAGCCGCTTGACCATAAGCTCCGGTTTTTTCCAGATTTAAGCCAAGCATTGTGGTTAATTTTCCGAATTGATCTATATCATCCGTAAGATCAAGGGCGGTTTTTGCGGTGGCGAGTGTTAGAAATGCTCCTGCACCTGCAATAACAACGGATGCCAGACTGTTAATACTTTCGTTTAGATTATCGGATTCCTGTTTTATATCGCCTAAATTATCTTCTACCTTGTCGCCAGCTTTTTCGAACTTGTCAAAATCCTTTGCCGCTTTATCGGCATCGGATTCAAACAACATGACAAACGTATCAAGGACCGACATTTTATGACCTTTGGCAAAGACTCAACCATCATTTTTTCTGACTATCGATGGCTATTTTTTCATTATATAAGTTTGTTGCAATTACTTCCCACATATCAAAGGCTTCCTCAAGCGTATAATGCTCGGTTAGCTCTCTGAGGGTGGCTTGCTTACTTGAGATAATCGTTCCAATAAATCCGTCAACGTTGACGAAGCCAATTCCCTGATCCGATCCTCTAAGTTTTTGAACAAACCCGAGGCTTTGCCTTCTCGAAAAAAAGAGGTGTTATATTCAATCATCTCCCTTTCGAGTCTCACCATACATTCAAAATCCGGTATATGATTATCAATCAAAGCTCTGGTTGTTAATTGAAACTCGGAATCACCATTTTTGGCGATTATATATTTCATCATTAACAAGGCCATTTCTTCGTTTGCTTCATAATCCCCGACTTTTGGTGCTGCCGATGGTAGATATAAGGCCGCAACCTTTCTGCCATCTAAAGCAGGTATTTTATGAATGATAAAAGTTCTAGGCTCGCTATCAAGGCAGTTAACCAAAATCTCTTTCGGTTCTCGTAACGCCATTAAACACCCACCTTATTTTCAAACGCGAATCGATAAATTTTAGTTTTCTTCCGACCGTCAGAAGAAACCCCGCTAAATGGATTTCCAGCTATGATTTTACCATTGGTAGCAATCAGTGGATTTTCACCCGGGAATGATCGAGAAAAAGTGATTTTATCAGCGACAGATCGCTTTCCTTTTCCTGTTCGGTTTGCCTCAAACAATATACCAAGATTCAAATCATCTTCGCTGTCAGGTATAACCGCAATATCAACCAAAACAGGCTTTGGAGTAGACCAAGAAATCAAGTCGCCATTTAAACCCATAGCAACCTCCGCTGTCTGAAGTTCGGGAACATCAAGAGGATCGGTATCATCTGGGAATTGCGTAACATCAAAACCAGCAGGGAAAGTTCCTGTGGCTATAATGTTAACGGTCAGTCCTGACCCTGTAATATCTTCGCTCATGGTGATTTTCTCCTATTTATTATTTGCCGTTATATCAAGGCGGTTATGTCAAAGTGTGGGTGCCATCAATTTTATTTACCGCATCATCTTTGGCATAAACGATTAAATATGTTGCTTGGTATTCAGTAGGTGAGGTTGCCGGAATTGGCTCTATTGCTACACTGACCCAGTACCCAAGATTTTGAACTTGATGGTAGGCGGTATCATCACCAGTAATTGTGGTAATAAATGCCTTTTGGTCGTTTGTCAATTCTCGCCCTGTACTGATTGTTCCATTATCTAAGGCTGAATCGATAGGACCCTGAAGTACACCAGCCACTTGATTTTTTCCAGCCTCGTTCGCTGAAATTTTAAGAGCCAAAAGTCTGTTTAATAAGGCAACAGTTACCGCATCCTTAAACCAGATTTCGTTTGCGTAAGTATTCATAAATGATGGGGCTGTACTTGAGCCCATCAAAAAACCTCGTTGGTAGAAACTTACATTCTGACCCGCTTGCTGAGTTACGCCATAATAGTTAATTCTGAGGGCGTCTAGCTCATTTGCTGTGGTGTCATCTGCAACCGTTGGAGACAAATCGGAGGCTTGCTGAAACATATAATTCTGGGTTGCATTTACTCGGTTATAATCCGTAGCGGCCAAAACCATCATGGGTATCATTTCTGGATATTGGTCGGTTATTGTGTCACTTATAAGCGTAAGACCTGAACCGGCGTAATCTTTTAAATCGTCATAGTAAGCCTGTGAATTTGCCTCAATAACCGGAACCATATACATAAACTTAAGATTTTGGGATTGATTGTATTGAGCTAATGCCACGATCTGAGGAAGCGTTAAGGTATCCATAAAAAGGAATGATCCGAAATTATCAGAAACATTCGCCGATGCTGTTAAAGAATCCACTGGTTCTTCAGCAACGGCACCGGCTGATAGAATCGCATCGGTTCCCCATCCCATATCCGTTTGAATCTCTGTACCAAGACCACCGGCTGAAACAGAAATTGGTGCCACTCCCGTGGCCCCGCCTACTAGATTAAAAGAATTTTTCACGGCGTCATAAGTAACCGCTGCCGCTGTCCATACACCTATACCACCGGCTGTTTGAATCTCCGTCTGAAGGGTTGCAGCAACATCCGCCAAACTTGCATCACCGCTAAAATCAATACCGCTCACCACATTGGTTTCGGCACCCATTTCGAGAGTAAATGAGCCATCGGTAATTGCCTGCCATTCGGCCAAGGTTAAGCCTTGTTCTCCACCAAATATAAGTGGTGCAACATCAACATCAATCCATCTGGCGAAAGTAATTTTTTGCGGTGATCTAATTAGCTTACTAATAAAACCAAAGTAAAAAACGGCTCGGCCATATTCTTCCGAACTTGTACCAAAATATTCACCTACCTCGTCAACTGTATCGAAATCCACAAAAGAATTGGTTGGGATCAAAATGTTACTGGAAAATAATCTACCAATTAACAGTCGAGCAACGAACGATGCCGCACCCCCAACACCGCTTAAGATATCCACAAATCTAGTGATACTAATAGCCATAATTATTTCCTCTTAAATAGCTTGGGTATTTCCCTCAATCGCTTCAAGTTTTTCAACCTTCGATTGCTTGGTTAATAAATAACTAAAGACACAATCAAAATTTGGCTGCATCGTATAGCGGTCATGTTCATCTTGAATGTACGGTTCCCGAACATCGGTAATTCGAATAATACCAACCCCTTGAGATTTAAGCGATAAAAATATTTTTTCCGAACCAAAACCCATATTAATACAATTTACCACATCCGTAGCGGTTGAGAGAGTATCATCGGCAGGGTTTTCGGTTATTTCCACGCCAATTTGCACCGTTCTTTCCTTCCACTGCCTTTCAGTGTGGTCAAAATCATCATCACCATCGTTAAATTCGTCCTTTCTGCTCTGCCATCCGTAGTTTTTGGTGCCAATTATGTTGTAAAATGCCATAGGATTCTCGGCCTGGCCTTGCTGTCTTGGCTGATTACCGGCCTCTGTTTTAACGGGGTTGGGCAAATTGATTTCGCCGGAAGTTTCGGCATCCAGAATAATTGCCGTGATAGTTGTTAGAATTATTTCCTTGAAGTCGTTATCCGTCATTTGGAACCTCGACAAGCATAATACCAGACCAACCATCCACAGGCTTCCAGCCGCCTTCTTTTTTAGCCTGAAGTCTAAATCCCTCATATTCAATTTGATCGCCTCGACCCCCTCTAAACAGTCCAGAAACGTCATCTGAGGTATAAAGCATGTAATGTACTGATTTGGTATCCAGCCCCATTTCTTCGAGAATTTCACGGGGAATCGCTTGAAAGCTACCGTTAACAGGAATACCGGTAGCGAATGTGGTGATATATTGACCAACTCTATTTATAACTCTCGAATCAAACTTAAAAAGCGTTCCAGACTGAGAAGGGATGACCGTTAAAGCTTGATTTAGCAAGTTATCTAAAATCATTAGTCGACCTCATGTGTAACGGAATTAAACATTACTGCCGATTCTATTAACGGTTTGGTTAAATTGCCAACTTTTTCATTGTTTGCAAGCTTTCTTTGTCTGGCTTTTATCGTGGCCGGCTTTAATGGGGGCGCTGTGATTTCAGCTATTTTTGCCGCAACATCACCAGAAGACCTTAGACCAACAATATTCAAGGCATCGGTTACGCTCATTGATCCGTCCATTATTTTAGGACCAAACTTTTCCATTATTTTTGCCCACTCCTTTTCCTTCTCAATCATTGTGGTTCGCATAAATGATCGAGAGCCACCATCCAAAAATTCTTGAATAGCAGCAACATAGGCAACCGGTGTACCATCCGCATATTTCGAGGAAGAAAAAAACCCCGTTTTTACATTATGCTTTTTTAGGTCTTTCAGGCCCTTTTTAATAGTCGTATAAAAGGCCGACTTTTCTCGTCGAACCTTGGACATTAGAATACCCCGCCGACCTTTCTGAATGCCGATTTTTCTGGTAGCCCACCAACATATAATCCACCAATCGATTTAACCTTTAGCAAGGCAAGTAATTGTTGACCGTATGATGTTTTGTTTAGCCAGTAATGAAATTGGGAAGTGATTGTTGGGGGTGCCTCAATATTTACCGATACTTTATCGATAGTAGCGGAAGTGACGTTCCCTGTCGCATTCCCTCCTGGAGCCTGTATACCGCTGTTAACCCCTAACTGAAGTAAATGGGCTGTCATGGCGTTGATAGCGAAAGCGAGGCAGCCTCCCAAAATTGAGCAAGCCTCTTGATTATTTATATAGCAAGTGGCGATATCCCATTGCGCCTCGATTATAGCATCGGTAAAACCAGCCGCCACCGTAAAGGAAGGAAACTGGCTTCTAAATAATACTGGATCAAAGGTTATGATTGCCATGATTTATATTAAGAAGTCCTTTTTTTAGCCGCTTTTTTACCGGAATTTTTCTTAGGCTTTTTAGTAGTTTTTGGCTTCTCATCTTCCTCGAAGTCTTCATCCACTAATTGATCGCCACCGTCCCGACCTTCCATATCTGAAATAACTTTATCCATATCCCGCATTTTGTCTTCGATTTTCAAATAGCCATTTTTCATGTGTTTTTGAAAAGAGGTATTTTTCTTTAGAAGCTCCAATTCTGAATCCGAAACCTCAGTTACAACACCGTGGGGCGTTTGGAGATTTTTCTGCATAACACCCGCACCGCCTTTAATTGTAACACCTGGCGTTTTTGGTATTAATTTACCTTCCTTAATGGCTTTTTTTACCTGATCCTTGTCGACTTTAACGGGGTAGCAGTTGTCACATGCAAGCTTTGAATAAACGAAAGGCATAACCTTCTCCTGAAATTTAAAGTAAAAAAAAGGGCTTACATTAAAGCCCTTTTATCGTAAGAATCTAAATACTAGACCAAATTCTTCTATATGTCACTAGCTCTGTAAACCGCCCAAGGACGTTTTGTAAGAATACCAGCCGTTGCGTTTGAATAATCTTCGACATAAGACTTGGCGCGTTGCTCAACACCTAGAGTTTGGAACTTAGCAGGTACTACCTGAACAAAAGTTCGGCTATCGTCTGTAGAACTATCACCAGAAACCGTTTCGGCATAAAGATAAGCCACGTTTTGGCCAGCATTTGCCGCATCTAATTCAGGTGCAGAAATAACTCGGGTATTTGGATAGTTTTGAGTCAACCATTCTCTAACACTAATACCAAAATCGGAAGTGGTAGAAAGTTGATCAATTACCGCAGTAGCCAAAGCCATTGTTAAGTTTTCACGACTAGGATCAATTCTATCTCGCGAATTGGTGCGTAGATTCGACATCCAAGATCGAATATCGGCAGTAATTTCCAAAAAGGTTTTATTTACCCATTCAGTTCCACTACCTGGATCGGTAACAGGAACGTAAGCTGGCAAATTAGGATCATTCAAGAAACCATAAGTTCGGTTTGCACCGTTGTTATAGCCGAAAAAGCCAATTAAGTTTCGATTGATTTCTAAAGCCTCACCAGCCGCATTTCTTTTTGAGCTTGCACTATCAACACGAATTCTGGCAGCACGTTTTTCCTCTAAACGGCCAACCATGATTCCTTCTTCGAAGCGCACAATATCCCTTCGCTCATAGTTTACATTCCAGCTTGAAAGAGGAACGTTGGTATAATCACCGTAAACAGAAACACTTCCTGTTAGCTCCATAACGCCTTGGACAATTTCTTCGTCCTCCCAAGAACCTTGTGTGGTAATACCAACAAGCTCGTCGATTCTTCGGGCTGCCGTTACAACATGAACAAAGCCGGGCAACCAAGCCTGTAAAAACTGGACAGGTGTTGTAATGCTTGCAGAGGTTAAAGGATCAACCAAAGCGGCGTCCTGACCGTAAGCATTAACAACCGCATCAAACATTTGGTTCATTTGTCTTTCATCAAGACAGATTCCCAAAGCCGCAAGTTGGTTATAATTTTCTACCTGATCGAATGCAAAAGGTACTATTCCCTGACCGTCTGCACCCCTTGGGCTGATATGGCTTAATTCGAGTGACTGATTCATAACAGACTATCCCTTAATTTAAAGTTTACGGTTAATAAAAAATTAGTTGGTTAATTCCACGATTGCAAGACCAGCGCCAGTTGTATTGTTTCGAACAAACTTGGCATTTGGAACTTGAGTAAAACCAGCCGCTGCACCTTCTCTCAATTCGCCTGTAGTATCAGAGGCAAAAACCAAACCGCCAATTGTTACCGCAGTTAGAGATTGAACAATTATAATTCCCATTTCTATAACTTCGGCATTTTCTTCATTAAGAAGAGTCAAATTAGGATCGAGAGAGCCAGAAGCGGGGCCATCAGTAGCGTAAACTTTGGGATTAGCCAAAATTCCCGCAAAAACCAAAGTGTCGGCATCTTCAGCACTAACCGCATCATCATCACCGGCCAAATGATACATGGCTCTACCTATCACGTTATTAAGTGGGTCGGTACTACGCAAGATAACTGGTCGCGCACGTTGTGGACCATCAAAAATTATTTCACCAACAATCCCTGTAGTTTGCGCCAATCTTACTGAACTTTGAAATGGAGGCATTGCCTTTCTCCTGATTTATTGAACTAACAATTATCTGATTAAAAACTATTTATTAAGATTTACCTAAGTATGCAGAAACTTGGTTACCTTCTCCACCTTTATCTTTCCTGTCCATACTAAAAGCATTTTCAGAAACCTTGGGGCGATTATGGAAAAAACCTTTAAGTACAGCAATTTCACTGCCTTTTTCACACTCAATTTCCAACTTATCTATGCCGTATTGGGCAACTTCTTCCAGAGATTTTTCGGCGTGATCGAAAGCGCCTACATGCTGAGAAATATTTTCGACCAGTTCGTTTTTGGATGCTTGATCTTTCAGGAAGTTTTTAACTCCATTTTCTGATTGATCTTTTAATTTAGATTCGAGATCGGCTATTTTTGCATCTTGAGCGGCAAGTTTATAGGCGGTTTCTTCTTCTTCGTCCTCGTCCTTTTTCTTCTCTTCTTCTTCGTCTTCGGCCTTTTTCTTCGCCTCTGCTTCTTCGTCTTCGGCCTTTTTCTTCGCCTCTGCTTCTTCGTCTTCGGCCTTTTTCTTTTCTTCCTCGGCCTCATCCATAGCATCTAAACGCTTATTGATAGAATCTTGACCAGTAAGAATTAGGTCCATTTTTTCTTCGAGTGCTGACTTAGGCATTTGGAAATCCTCGTTTGAATTCTGTGTGATATTGTAGTGATCTAAAGCTATTCCATCCGACTTGTCAAGGACTGCAACCTCTTTGCCCATTCTGCCCTCTGGCACCAAAGCTAAATGATTGCCTCTTATATCGGTTTGAATAACGTCATATCTTTGACCTTCGAATTCTCCTACAGCTAATTCATATTTGCAACGGTAGCCACAAGATAATTCTCTTTTGCCGGATTCTATATCATTCGCCATACTTTCTGAAAATAATTTAATATTTCCTTTTAAGTAACCATCCTCGAAATAAATATCCTCTCCGGTAACACCGTCCACCCCTTTATCTTCGGGGGCTGTAAAGCTTTCGCCTAACATTTCATGCTCATCGATCCACGGCAAAAGTTTGAAAGAATTTATACAATTCGAATCTGAAAGCGCGGATTCTGGTCGATAAACTTTATAAATTTTATTTTTATCTAAGCCTGGCAAGCCGATAGACGAGCCTAAATAATCAAAAACACCAACCTTTGACAAGGGATTTCCCTTAATCTCCATAAAGCCATTGGTATCAAAATCTCTCGCTGTCATTTTTTATTTGCTCTTTCGTGAGATTTGTTTGGCTCGGTAGGATATTGCTTTCTCATCGTCGCACCACGCCTCGGTTAGTTCTTTAGTTTTGAATTGTAGCGCATCGCCCACCATAAAAGTAGATAGATGTTTAAAAGTCTGTTTTTTCCTTTTTTCTTCCGTTGCGCTTAATCTTTTTGCATAAGCGCCTTTAACTATTACGGATTCAGCCACCCAGACCAAATTAGGATCGGGCTTTCTCTTTGCGCTTTCTCTTTTTGGGGTCGATCCCATTTTATTTAGCTTTGAAGAGGTTTTTTTGGAGATTTTCTTTTTTGTTTCGCTCATATTATTTCACCATCTTCGAATTCAATAACTGGCATCATTCGGCATTTGCAATTGATCGCCTGCCCAGGTATGCCTCTTTCACCAGTTCGAGTATCTATAACCGGCAAATCAGAAAAGCTAAAAATACCACCATTTAAACCAGAAGGAAACTTTGCAATGTGATGAGGTCTTGGAGTTTGACCTCCACCGGAGTGAAGCCATTTGAATTTATTAACACCAACATCCTGCATTCTGGCTTTATTTACCGAATTATAGGCTTTTCTAGTTTGATCCAGAGCCATGTTTTTAGCGTGTCGCTTGGTAATTCCCTTTTGTTTCTCAAAAAATGGAACCAAATTCTGCAAACCATTACCAGTGGTAATTGATCGCATAACCTCGCCCTGAATTTGTGTTAAATATCGTGTTGGAATAGTTTTGATCAATTCAGCATTTTCCGCAATTGATGCCTTTACTACTTCAGACACGTTTTTGGTTGCTTTGGTGGGGTCGATGGCGATCCCTCCTGACAATTCTTTTAAACTGCTTTTCAATGATGCTTCGCTGGTCTTATTCACAGCACCGAGCATTTCCTCGCTTATGCTTTTTGCTTTATCGGAAAAGAGCTTTTCGAATTCTTTTATAAGCTCATTCATTAGAATTCGAGATTGACTGGAAATACTGGCATCCTCACCAGTTGATTGCTCGAAATACTCTTTCGATTCGGGGGCGGTGAATAGCTTTACCACTTGCGATTGAGTTTCTTTAATCATTGAATTGATTAACTTGTTAAGCTCTTTCGTATAGAGAATACCAATCGAGGCGTTATAGTTAAGGGGATTTCCCTCAACTACCGCCGTGGGCTTGAATTTTTCAGCCCATTTTTTTCTCTTATCGCTTATCGGAATGGCGCGTCGACTCACTTAGCTGGCATCCATCTTTCATCGTGCAAGATTAGGAAATTCACATTATCCCAAGAATCTTTAAACATATCGGAATTGGCATATTCGATCATTTTTGCCAAGTCGCCTTCTTCTGGCTGATATTTCAAGGAAATATGAGGTAAAAATTCATCGTGTGAATGTTCACCCCCCAAATCGGCTATTTCTTGGTGTCTCGCCTGCAGGTCGTCCGATTTCAGCATCATAACCAAAGCTCTATATTCTCCCTCTCCCAATATTTTGAATTCGTTGGTCGGGTAGGCTGTTCTCGGGTCGTTTTGCAAATCAGTTTCAGGAATTCCTTCGGGAGTTTTGTCGTAAAATAAGGTTATATGCAAATCTTCAGGCATTAAACCACCTTCGATATCGGCACCGTATCTCACCATATCCGATATTTTCATGGCGTCATTACTTCTCGGGCGAATGCTTACATATCCATTGATGTTTAAAAAATCCGTTCCGTCTGTGGCATCTAAATCTTCCTCGATTTCTTCCTCTTCGTCCGTTTCTGGCAATTCTAAATGGTTATAGCCGCTATTTTTATCAGTCGCTAATTTTTCCCGAACGTCCAGACCGTCGATTGCTCCAATATTTGAATAGTTTAAGGCGGTGATTGATTTAGTTTGATTAATATCCGCCTCTTCTTTTTGCGTAGGCGCATCAACGGGGCTCCAATCAATATCGAATTCCTTTTTTTCGTTGAAATCAGACTTTAAAACCAATTGATAATGTCTTTCGACCATGCTGTTTAGATTATTTTCCTGAATAGATTCCAGAGATTCATGGTAAACCTTCAATTCATTTTCACCAGTAGCATTGAAACCTTTCGGGCTGGTACCCAATAATCTTGTGGCCGGTGTGTTAGCGATAGCAGCAACCAATTGGTATTGTGTCATTATCACGGCATCTAAATCGGCAAGAGAAGTATCCGTTTCGCTGATTGTTTCATCTAGCCCTAAAGTTTTGACCGCAAAGTTATCACGCAAAGCTACCCACCTTTCCATTTTATCCATAAAAACTTCTTCGTTTGTGATAGCGGCTTCCATATCGACGTTAATCGAAGTGGTTCGCTTGGTCATTGCAAGCATTGGTCCCTCGTTAGCTGTACGCTCTGAGGCATAAACTCGCTCATATATCAATTGAGTAAGAGGCAGACCTCCATAAATATAGGTAGGTTTGTAAATGTCTGGGACTTCCGAATAACGAGTAATAACCAAATGCGATTTGTGATAAAGCCTTCCTGAAATTCTCCAATAGGTAGGTTCATAAAAATCAATCGATGCAGGTTCGGCAACGGCAGCCGAGTTTAATTCTGGTGTTACCCAATACGGATCAATTTGCGAAATCCCTTTATATTTTCCCTTTTTTACACCATCGATATTGAAGGGTTTTTTGTAATAATCTTTATCGCTTGAATCTACGACAAACAAAGCAACACGAATTCCAAAAACTCGATTGAACTTTTCGAACTCGATTAAATTTTTGTGAATCTTGTATTTTTTATCCGTTTTTCGGAGTTTCATCATAAAATCGGCGTCGATTTCATTATCGGCTGGAAAATTAATATTATATCCATTGCAAACGGCGTCCTCTGCGGCTGCGGTGCAAGCTTTATCAATCAACCAATGCTGAGACAGCAAAGCGCAAGCCTGATGTCCTATAAAACTTTGAGAGGTATACCAAGAAAACAGGGAATCTGGCATTACTTGCTGATTCAATGCAAAGGCTTTGTTTAATGTTCCCTCGTCCATTGCCGTATGCGCACCATCAATTGCGAATTGATCATCACCAACACCGTCGATTTTCTTAAACTCTGGTATTTCGGTAATGGCATTTTTTTTAAAAAACGATTTAACATTCAGATTTCTAAGGGAAATGTCCGTTCGAAAAAATCCGTTATAGACCGGTTCACCTTTGCTTGGTGAATTTACTATTGGATTATCGTCTTTGTTTCTGTTCCCAAAAATATTATTAAACATCAAAAAATCCTCGCGCTCTGCCGCTGCCAATTAGCATTCTATCTATGGCATCCATCCATGTATCCCAAATATCATCGTTATCATGGGAATCATCAACACTGAAATCGGATGCCTCTTTTAAAGCTGTCAAAACCCAATCGGTACTACCTGCTCGGGTGCCATCACTATAATACACTTCTTTTACTTTATCGCCTTCCTCGTCATAAACCTCTGGTACAAATACCTCACCGCCTTTAACTTGAGGTGTGACGTTTTGACACCGAATAACCTTGTTTTCGTTATTTCCCCTTGGTATTTCTTCCACTGGAATCTTTATTTTTTTTTGTCTGGCTTTTTTCTTTAGTGTGGTAATTAAGCCTTGTCCAGCCTGTTTGTCCTCAATCGCCATATATCTAATTCGGGATTCCTTGTTTTTGCTCCATCGATCCCAAACCTCAATTGCCTTTTTGACCAAATCGTCTGGGTCCCATTTTCCCCTCTCTACGTCGATTATATATAAATTACCATCCATCCCCAATCCAGCCAAAGTAAAAACGGTATAATCGTTGTGTTCTTTTACCTTTCCTGAATTCGTATCAACGAATACGGCTCGCCATTGGAGTTTTGGCAATTTCTCATATCTTTTAAACCAATCCGAGTCTATTAAACCACCCGTAAGCACTTTTGGTTTCTGCATGTACTGACTTAAAAAGGTGTAATCGTCCGATTCCCACAAATCGACCAAATCTTGAACATATTCCATTTGAGGCCAATATGACCAATATTTTACCCCGGCAACCTCAACTGATTCGGAATCCTTAACACATTTCCAACACAAATCTCGGTAATAAGGGTCAAGAGTTTGAATATATTCCTCATCGATCAAAGCGGGAATGGTAAGACAATCGAAATTCACCCCCATACCTCCTGAAAGCATAAAGCCCGAGGCATCCATTGTGTGTAGTCTTTGCTGAATGGATAAAAAGGGGGTGGGGTGTTCTTTTGATTTGTCGCCTCTTCTCGATCTGACGGTGTTTACCAATTTTCTGTTTGCTGCATCACGTTTGGTTTCGGAAAACATATCGTCTGGCTTATTGTAATCGTCCAGCATCACGGCGCCCGAATATTCCTCGCCATAATAACCGGCCCGACCACCAGTAATTTGACCGCCTGAACCTCTACTAACGGTCTGACCTACAGATTTTCCTTCCTCGTTTAAAATCTCCCATTCTTCCGCTTGATTCACGCCAAATTTAACAGGCCATAATTCCTGAAATTCAGTCGATGCCAAAATGTCTCTGGTTCTCCTTGAGTTTCTTTTTACCAATGTGTCAGCAAAGGAAATATTCAGATTGCGGAATTTCCTAATTTCGTTCGTCATGCATTTGACGTACTGATAGGCGGGAAAGTGGATAGAAAAGAATTCCGTTTTCGTTCCACCTGGCGGGATATTTATTACTAATGAGTTTCTATTTTCACCAGAAATCATTTGATCAACCTTATCGGCCATTAATTCATGGTGCCAATTTATCATCAACTTATCGCCTTGCATGATTTGAAACCATACTCGGGTAAATTGAAGAAATGAGGATTCGGCAGTATTTTTAACCGCTACTTTGTCGGCAATTGATAATTCGGGCCACTCAATTATTCCACTGTCAGAGTTTGCCATTCAATTTTTTTTGAGCCTCTTCGATTTGCTTTCGAGTTACTTCGGTGTGCTCTATTGGTCCGCCTTGAGGCCCCGTATGCTTATGATTAACCGAATCGTTATAACCACGATTGGATTTTTTTAATCTGAATTCAATTGCTCGCTGGTCTCCTTTCTCAATATTGGCAAATAGTTTCGCTTCGGTGTAATCGTCCAATTCCTCATCTATTTCCTTGAATCTCTCGGCATATTTAGGATTATGTTCTAGCCAGTTGTAATGAGTTTGCCTGGAAACACTAATCGCCTGCATGGTTTTGGTAACGCTTCCTTTTTTGCTGTAAAAAAGGTCCAAAGCCTGTTTTTGCTTTACGCTTAATCTGTATGTGGGTTTTTTATCTGCCATTTTAAATCTCGCTTAACAAAACATCTTCGATTTGCTCGATTGTCTCACCCATTTGGATGATTACCTGTTCTTTCCACTCCTTCTGAATATTCAAACAAGCTTTATAATTAAACTCGTTGAATTTTTTAAGGTCTTCATGGTTGTTAATTATGAAAGACTTGTAATTTTTTATTCCGCTTTTCTCTAAAGTCTTGATGCAATTAGAATCAAATAGAATAACGGTATCAGCGCCCAGACACTCATAAAATCTATTTGCTAGATTGTTGAAGTTATCGTGGGTAAATTCGTCCTCGATATACAGGGAGTACCTAAACGAATTTAAGAGTGGCTTTGACCAGTTGATTTTTTTAATAAACTTCGGTTCACAGCCGATATGTTTAAATTTCTTGTAATTTTTGGGGCTGGTCGATAAAAATACCGGAGCTTGAAGGTACTTTTTGAAGTATTCCTTTCGATCGATTCTGAATGTTCCGTAATAGATGTGATCATATTTTTTGGGCGTCGATTTCAAATCTCTGAATAACAGTGTGTTCAAATTAACCATGTGAAAACTATCAAAGCAAGCAAATTTTACCGCGCCTTGTTCGTAATTGGCTAGAATGAATGCGCCACGCTTTTTGAAATGCTTATAAAAACAACCGTTAGGCCGTAAATTATATTCGTTGGTTATCCACCCGAGGCGAGCTTTGCTATTCCGATCCAAAAAAGAATCTATATCATCAAAACTAGGATACGGGGTCGCATAACTGACCAGAATAATTTCGTAATCATTCGCCAGATATTTTGTTTTTTCGTTCGTGTGGAGAATGTCAACTTTATGCCCTCTCGCCCTCAAACCTTCGGCAATTTTATAAGCATTCCGAACGTGTGCATCAATTGGGTTTTTTGATTTAGGAACCGTTTCGATTATTAATAATTTCAAAGAATTTCCCCGAACTAATTTTGTCAGTTTCAACGCCTAATTCCATTTTTAATTGGTGTAAGTCGGATAAATCCTCACATTTAATAATAAAATTGGCGCTTTCGTTAATTTCGTCCTCTTCGTCAAAGTCTTCCGTATCCGAATCGTCCATAAATTCATCGATTTCATTTTGATCAAAACCTGTTTCCTCTGCATCAAATTCTTCCGACTCGATAATCTCCCGCATATCAGCGATTAAATTTTCCATGTTCCAGCTTGCATCTAAAGCCAAACGATTATCGGCAATGCCATAGGCTTTCTTTTCAATGTCTGACCAGCCTTGCGCAATCATAACAGGGCAATTAACCAAATTTAGATGCTGTGCAGCCATAAGCCTACAGTGACCAGCGATGATTAAATTATCCTCATCTACCACTATCGGGTTGGTGAACCCAAACTTCCTCATTGATCTGACGACTTTTTGAACTTGTTCCTCTGAATGATCGCGGGTATTCCCTAAATACGGTGAAAGCTCAACGGTAGGTAATTCGGTGAATTTATGCTTAAAAGGTAATTCCACTGGAATATTGTTTTCTTCTTGCGCGTTTTCACTCATTGAATCACCTTTTTGGGTATTTTTTGCAAATAATTTGTTAAGCATGAAAAGGAATTTACCACGACTTTTTCGAAAATGTCAAAATTGTAAACTGAGTTGTGGGATTTTTTTGAGTTAAGCAATTGAAAATAAAGGAAAAAAATATTTTAAAAATAAAAAATAATAAAGCGCGAATGCAATTAAATTGGACAGCTATGTAAAAAAAAGACTCCATAAATAGTTTTAATCGGTCATTCAGAGTGAAATTGACGTTTAATTGGAATCTGGAAATTATTCCAAAATATACAAAGCCACCCCCGAGGCTACGATTAAGCTAATTATTAAAATCGAGGTCATTTTTCAATTACTCTCATATACCCAACACCCTTACATTTAGGGCATTCAGCTTTTAGCTCAAATGATTTTATGCTTTTATAAGCTGTTATTGCTTTCTTGCCGCATGACTGGCATTTAGCTTCAAATGTGTGTTTTCTATTTATTCTGTTTGGCATTTTTATTTAT